GAAAAATATTATGGCAATAACATCGGCAGTATGTAACAGTTTTAAAGCAGAAGTTTTACAAGCTTTACATAATTTTACAGCATCGTCTGGGAATACTTTTAAAATAGCTTTATATACAAGTTCAGCTACTTTGAATAAATCAACAACAGCTTACAGTACATCAAATGAAATATCTAATACATCAGGTTCAGCTTATTCTGCGGGTGGTGCCACACTTACAAGTGTAACTCCGGCTTTATCGACTGATACTGCATGTTGTGATTTTGCAGACGTTAGTTTTACTTCTGCTTCATTTACAGCAAACGGTTGTTTAATCTACAATGATACAAACGCTGATAGAGCAGTTTGTGCAATCGCATTCGGCGGAGATAAAACTGTATCATCTGGAACTTTTACAATTCAATTCCCAACAGCAGACGCATCTAACGCAATACTTCGTATAGCATAAGGAGGAACTCCTTATGGCCAATTCTTGGAATGAATCAGGCACAACCTGGGGACAGAATACCTGGGGCACTCAATCACAAGTTATAATTTCTCTTACAGGTGTAGAATCAACATCATCAGTAGGTAGTGTAGAAGCAGCCAATCAAGAAGGTTGGGGACGACAAGAATGGGGCAATTCTGGTTGGGGTGTAGAATATGCTGTGCAACCTACAGGCGTACAAGCAACATCATCTGTCGGAAGTGTCACTGCTTTTGGTCTTCAAACCGTTATACCAACAGGTGTAGAATCAACATCAAGTGTTGGTTCTCTCACACTAGCTATAGAATCAATAATAACTCCAACAGGGGTACAAGCTCAAACACAACTTGGAGATTTTGATAACGCAGGAACTCTAGTTGGTTGGGGTAGAAATGGTTGGGGTGAAGAACCTTATGGAGATTCATTTAATAAATTAGTTCAATTATCAGGATTAAGTGCAACATCTAATGTTGGTTCTTTAACTTTAAATTTAGAGTCTGTGGTATCTCCAACAGGTGTCAGTTTAACATCAAGTGTTGGTTCTTTAAGTTTTGTTATAGATTCTACACCTGTCATAACAGGTGTTAGTGCAACATCAAACGTGGGAAGTATTTCTCCGGCTGATGTTATGGGATTAACAGGTGTTAGTGCAACTGCTACAGTTGGTGGTATAATTCTTGATGCTCTTACAGAGCAACCTACAGGTCAACAAGCAACAACTGCAGTTGGTGATTTAACAATTGGAATAGGAGTTAATTTAACTGGTGTATCATCTACATCTTCTGTAGGATCTTTGGTTCCTGCAATAGGGGTTCCGTTATCCGGGGTTAGTGCTACATCAGCTACAGGAACTATATCTCCTACGCCTATGACAGTAGGATTAACCGGTCAAGAAGCAACAGCTAGTGTTGGTACAGGAGTAGCTTTCCCGGGTACGTATGAAAAATTAACACCTAAAACTAGCACAGGATATTCAACTAAAACACCAAAAACAAGCACGGGGTATACAATTAAAACACCTGCATAATTATGTTTGACTTAACGAAAAATAAACAATATAAATAACAACAATTAGGAGAATAATAATGGCTTCAACATACACAGATCTTGGTATAGAACTAATGGCAACTGGTGAAAACGCCGGTACATGGGGAACCAAAACTAACGCAAATTTAAATCTTATAGAACAATTAACAGGTGGTTTTGCCACTTTAAGTATTGCGGGTGGTGCAGGAACTCAAGCCTTAACTATTGCAGATGGTGCTTTAACAGGCACTGCTCAACAAAGAGTTATAGAATTTACAGGATCAATATCTGGAAACAGAATTATTACAATTCCAAATGACGTAGAAACTTTTTACATTTTAAAAAATTCTACTACTGGAGCTAATACAGTTCAATTTAAATATGCTACCGGTTCAGGAAGCAGCACAACTTTTTCAGCTACAGATAAAGGAATTAAAATTATTTATGCATCAGCTAGTCCAGATGCTACAGATCCAAATATTGTAGATATTATGGCTACTTCTTCAGAAATTTCTTTAGCTAATAATAATCCAGTAAAATTTTTAGACGCAGATAATTCAGCATCTGTAGGTATAAAAGCACCTTCAACAGTTAGTGGTACTTATACTTTAACATTACCAGCAGCTGTAGGGTCTACTTCTCAAGCTTTAGTAACAACGGATGGTTCAGGAACTCTTGGATTTACATCTACATCAACCTTTGGAATATCAACAGGAAAATCTATTGCAATGGCAATTGTTTTCGGGTAAAAGAATAACAGGAGAATAAAAAATGGCAGCACCAAATATAGTAAATGTAACATCGATACTTGGAAAATCAGTCCAAGCAACATTAAACACAACTCTAACAACTGAAATACTTGCATGCGCTGCAAACAAAGTATTAAAAATTAATTCAATCATGATAGCAAACATAGACGGAAGTAGCGCTGCCAATGTTTCTGTATTCATAACTAAATCAGGTGGTTCACCTATTGCAATCGCAAGTACAATTGCTGTACCTGCAGACGCTTCATTATCTTTAATAGATAAAAACTCTGGTTTTTATTTAGAAGAGTCAGATAACATTGAAGCTGGCGCAAGTGCTAATAGTGATCTAACCATAACAATTTCTTACGAAGAAATAGACGACGCGTAGGAGGTAGTCAGCTATGGCAAATGGCGGAATTATCGGACCTGTAGTCGAACCAACATTGTCTTCTACCAATGGTGGAGACAAGATAACTACATTTTCATCTTCAGGAACTTTTAACGTAAGTAATAACAACGGACCAAAAGCAGTTCACTATCTAGTTGTAGCTGGTGGAGGAGATGCTTATCAAGGTGAGGGTCCTGACACTGTACCTGGACCTGAAAGACCTACTTTAATGGGGTCTGGCGGCGGAGGAGCAGGTGGTTTTAGAACTTCTTTTCCAGGAGGAACTGCATTAACAATTCCAGGATCAACACCTGTTACAGTAGGAAGTAATAATAGTTCATCAACTTTTGGACCAATTACTTCTGCAGCTGGTGGTCATGCTGGAGCATTTACAACATCTAGCGGCGGATCAACAGGAGGAACTGGAGGATCTGGCGGTGGAGGAGGAAAATATTATAATGGTGGAAATCCAGGTGGAGCTGGAAACACACCCCCAGTTAGTCCGTCTCAAGGAAACCCTGGAGGAAACGTAACTGCAAGTGGTTCATCTCCAGGAACATTAGCAGCAGGTGGCGGCGGTGGCGGCGCTGGTGGTTCTGGTAGCGGAGTTACTTGGAATGCTTCTACTGCGCAAGCAGGAGCTGGTGGAAATGGAACAGCTAATTCAATTACAGGAGCTTCTGTAACTTATGCTGGTGGCGGCGGTGCTGCTGCTGAACCAGGAGTTTACGGATCAGGAGGATCAGGAGGCGGAGGCTCTGGTGCTAGATATGGAACTAATGGAACAGATGGTCTTGGAGGCGGCGCTGGTGGTGCTGCAGGTCCTTTAGCCCCTGTACCTACTTATACTAGATTTGGTGGAGACGGAGTTGTAGTTACAAGAGAAACAGATTGTGTTTATGTAAGTTCTGGAATCTGGACTATGGATGATGTTTTAGAATATAGAAAGGCAAATACTTGGGCGGATTAAATATGGCAACTTTTGCAGAAATAAGAACAGATAATAACAAAGTAATTAGAATAGTTACAGTATCAGACGATGATGTAGCTGCTAACGGTGGAGATTTATCTACTGAAGCTGAAACATGGGTTTCAAATAATATACCTAATGATGCTTGGTTATTAGAAAACGAATTTGATAATAACTATCCTAATACTTATTGGAAACAATCTTTTAAGGATAATAGCAACAGAATTCATAGAGCGGTTGTAGGAGGTTTATATTTATCTGAACAAGATGGATTTACAACAGAGCCTTCACAAGATGATATGACTTTTAACACAACAACTTGGAGATGGGAATAATGGCTCATTTTGCAGAATTAGATGAAAATAAAAAAGTTTTACAAGTTTTAGTTTTTTCAAACGAAGACGTAGATGCTCACGGTGGAGATTTGTCTCCTGAAGTAGAACAATGGATACAAGATACAACACCTCATTCAACAGGCGGTGTTGGTTGGAAACAAACTTCTTATAATAGTAATTTTAGAAAACAATATGCTGGTGAAGGTATGATATATAATTCTAGTTTAGATATGTTTGTTGGAGCTGAACCTGATGGACCAGGCTGGACATTAGATTCTAGTGGTGATTGGCAGCCAGGACCTACTTTTCCAACTGAAACAACTTATGAAATTAGTGGAACTACGATGCTAATACAGATATATTGGGATGAAGATTCTTCTACTTGGAAGGGTGTAAAGAAAAAATTAAATGATACTATTCTAACTTGGAATAGTACAACAGGAGTTTGGGAGTAATAAATTATGGCTGTAGGATTAATAGGAACACCAGCAACAGTAACTAGAGTAAGTAGTTCTACTACAAAAGTAACTAGTACAACTCCATCTTTTCCAGTAAGTCCTTCTTACTTAACTGCAACTGTAATGGTTGTGGCTGGAGGAGGCGGTGCTGGAACAAATCACGCTGGCGGTGCTGGAGGCGGCGGTGCTCGTCTTATACAAAATTTTGATGTAACACCTTTTCACGGAACAACACCTATTACTATTGGTGGTGGAGGAGATGGTGCACCTACACCAGGTGGTCCACCTAATGCAATTACTTACAGTGGAGAAAAAGGTAGTAACTCATCTGCTTTTGGATACTCTGCTACAGGAGGTGGTAGAGGACTATATGGTAATGATGGTGGACCTGGTGGAGCTGGGGGTGGAGGAAATCCTGGAGGCCCTGGTGGAAGTACTGGTAATGAAGGTGGATACTCACCACCTGAAGGAGCTAACGGCGGAGCTGACGCTAGAACGTGGGGTAATGCTGGCGGCGGTGGCGGAGGTGAAAATGGTGCAGTTGGAGATCCTCCAAGTGGTACTGATAGTATTGGTAGTGTTGTTGGAGGAGATGGTGGTGATGGAACTAATTATGGACCCTATTTTCCTGGTATAACTTTTGGCCCTAGCAATAATGGGTATGTTGCTGGTGGCGGTGGTGGATCGGGTCACAAAACCCCTAATCCTGGTCAAGGACAAGGTGGAAATGGTGGCGGTGGAAATGCTGTATACCCAGGTAACGGACAAAACGGAGAAACTAATACTGGCGGAGGCGCTGGTGCTAGTGGTCGAGACACAGGAAATGGAGGAAACGGTGGCTCAGGTTTAGTTGCCGTGAAATTAAACCCTGTTTTTGCAGCTAGTAATGTTTGGAGTCTAAAAAAAGTTTTTCAAGAAATAAAAGCTAATAACTGGGGATTGCCAAGTTAAACATTTTTAAATGAAAGATATAATAATTGTCGGTGGGGGATCTGCTGGCTGGATGACAGCTGCAACATTAATAAAATTTTTTCCTAACAAAACTATTACATTAATTGAATCACCAAATATTTCTACTATTGGTGTGGGCGAAAGCACTATTGCCGGAATAAGAGATTGGGTTCAGCTATTAGAAATAGATGAAGATGATTTCATAAAAGAAACAGATGCTAGTTATAAATTAAGTATTAAGTTTACAGATTTTTATAAGAAAGGTGAAAGCTTTCATTATCCTTTTGGAGAACCAGATACAGAACATTTAAATGATTGGTGGTTTAAAAAATTTGTTACACCTGACTTATCTTATGAAGACTATGCGGAATGTTACTATCCTCAAATGCAACTTATAAAAACAAATAAATTTAGTAAACAATATGAATACGCTTATCATTTTGATGCAACTAAATTTGGTTTATGGTTAAAAAATAATTATTGCATGCCTAGAGGAGTTAAACACATACAAGAAGATATTAAAACCATAGAACAAAACGAAGATGGGATAACATCTTTAAATAACAAATATAAAGCAGATTTATATATAGATTGTACAGGTTTTAAATCTATGTTGTTAGGAGAAACATTAAAAGAACCCTTTGAATCTTTTGAAGATATGCTTCCAAACAATTCAGCGTGGGCAACTAAAATAAATTATACTAATAAAGAAAAAGAATTAGTGCCATATACAAACTGCACAGCATACAACAATGGTTGGATATGGAACATACCACTTAGAAATAGAATAGGTACAGGATATGTATACTCAGATAAATTTGTATCTGATGAAGAAGCTTTGAAAGAGTTTAAACAGTATTTAAATAAAGAAGATTTAGAGTTTAAGAATATAAAAATGAGAGTAGGTATACATAAAAGACTTTGGGTTAAAAATGTATGTGCCATAGGTTTAGCTGCAGGATTTATAGAACCTTTAGAAAGTAATGGTTTGTTTAGTGTTCATGAATTTTTAATAAAGTTAATTAGAAATATGCAAAGAGATGAAGTATCACAGTGGGACAAAGACAACTTTACTTATCAATGTAAGTTTTTATTTACTGGTTTTGCAGAGTTTGTAGCTCTTCATTATGCTTTGTCTCACAGACAAGATACAAAATATTGGAAAAGTAATTTTAATAAAACATGGTCAGATAGTTTAATAAATTTAAAACCTGTAATACAGGATGGGTTTTTAGCTAATGCTATTAGAAGAAATCAACACTATCAATACGATGTTCAAGGAGGCTATCATTGCATTGCAGCAGGAATGCATTATGGACCTACAGACATTGTATCTGTTTTAAAAAACAACAAGATCAAGGACCTTGGATATTGGATATCTCAATGGAAAGACATAACTCTAAGATTAGAAAATAAAAAAAATCTATGGAAAAAAGAAGCTTTGCAAAGTCAAAAGATTACAAATATAATAAAATAATATAAAGATATGAATGTTTATTTTTTAACGGGTATACCTAGAGCAGGTAATACATTGCTATCAAGTATCTTTAATCAAAACCCTCATGCAAAAATAAGTGCACACAGTGTGCTTCCTTTATTATTTAATAGTATACTAGAAGTTAAAAACGATAATAGATTTAAAAATTTTCCTGATTTTAAAGGTATAGACAACATAATAGATAATTTATTTAAAAATTATTATGCACACTACAATTGTTCCACTATAATTGACAGAGGAGCATGGGGATTTCATTTAAATATATTAAAACAAATGCCAATAAATAATAAATTTATAATATTACATAGACCCTTATTAGAAGTTATGGCTTCTTTTGTTAGAGTAGATAAACCAATTAATGTTGTTAAATATTGTGATGATTTGTTATTAAAAGAAACAATTTTATCGGATGCATTAACCTCTACTCAAAATATTATCGATAGTAAAAAAGAATACTTATTAATAACTTACGATGATTTGGTAAATGACATTTGTGAGTCTATAAAAAAAATATGTAAATTTATTAATACTCCTTATATAAAACCTGATCTTAACAATATTGGACAATTAAACATAAATAATGTAGAGTATAATGATAGTGTGTTATCAGGAAACTTTCATACTATAAGAATAGGAGAAATTATAAAGAATAAAACTAATATAGAAGACTTTTTACCAAAGAGAGTTATAGATAAATATAAAAACTTTGATATTAAATTTTAAGATATGAACCTTAAATATAGTTATTGGTATTTTAAATCAGCATTACCTGAAAAATTTTGTAATGATTTAGTTAAATATGGTAATGAAAAAACAGAAGAAATAGCTTTGACTGGAGGGTTTCAAGAAAAAATAGAAAAAAACAATTCATTGTCCGATGATGAATTAAAAGATTTAAAAAAGAAAAGAGACTCTAATATAGTTTGGTTGAGTGAACCATGGATATATAATGAAATACATCCATACATACATCAAGCAAATAAAAGCGCTGGTTGGAATTTTCAATGGGATTATTCAGAGGCTTGTCAGTTTACAAAATATAAACAAGATCAATATTATGGTTGGCATTGCGATTCTTGGGACGGACCTTATGTTGACATAAAAAATAAAAATTATAATGGAAAAATAAGAAAGTTGTCTGTTACATGTGTTCTTTCAAAACCTGAAGACTATGAAGGCGGAGAACTAGAATTTGATTTTGGAGCAGATGAACCAGATAAAAAACATAATGTAAGACCGTGTACAGAAATAAAAACTCAAGGTTCTTTAGTTGTTTTTCCGAGCTTTGTAAGACACAGAGTAAAACCAGTAACAAAAGGAACTAGGTACTCTTTAGTTATTTGGAGTTTAGGTCAGCCTTATAAATAAAATTAATATGAGTTTTAAAGAAAAAAAATATAAAATAATTAAAAATGCTATTTCATATGAGTTAGCACAATTTTGTTATAAGTATTTTACATTAAAAGCTAAAGTGTTTAAAACAATGTTAGAGAAAAGAACAGTCTCTCCTTATATAGATTTTATGGGTACATTTAATGACCCCCAAGTTCCAAACTCTTATGCACACTATGGAGATATAGTTATGGAAACTCTTTTAACAGATATGCATAAAAAAATGCAGGATGAAACTAATTTAAATTTAATTCCTACTTATTCTTACGCAAGAATTTATTATAATGGAAATGTTTTAAAAAGACATAAAGATAGACCTAGTTGTGAAATATCTACTACAATGAATTTAGGTGGAGATCCTTGGCCAATATATTTAGAACCAAATAAAAATGTAGGTATACCAGGTGAAAATGGTTGCACATTTGAAAGCACAAATCCTGGAATAAAAGTAGATTTAAATCCAGGTGATATGTTAGTTTATTCTGGTTGCACATTAGAGCATTGGAGAGAAAAATTTGAAGGAGATAATTGTGTTCAAGTATTTCTTCATTATAATAATATAGAAACTCAAGGTGAAGTTAATAAATATGATAACAGACCACATTTAGGTCTTCCTTCTAGTTTTAAAAATGTCTGATTTTATATATCAATTTAATATAGACAAATCTATTTGTAATGAATTAATTAAACATCACACAGATAGTGGTGAAAAATATCCAGGTTATGTAACTGGAGGCATTATTAATAAAGATTTAAAAGATTCTATTGATCTAAATATACACCCCGATACCGAACTTATTTTTGTAAAAAAATATTTTAAAGAATTAGAAAAAGGTTTACATCAATATTTAGATTTACATAATATTTTAAAAGAAAACGTAAGTTTAGAAACTAAACAGCCTTTTATAATACAACATTATCAACCTAAAGGCGGATTTAAAAATTGGCATTACGAAAGATCAAATTCTAAAGAACCAATGATAAGTAGAACTTTAGTATTTATGACTTATTTAAATGACGTGACAGATCAAGGTGAAACAGAATGGTACTATCAAAAACTTAAAATAAAACCTAAAAAAGGTTTATCTGTTATTTGGCCAGCCGATTGGACCCATACCCATAGAGGAATACCCTCTCCTACTGAAGAAAAGTATATTGCAACAGGGTGGCTTAATATGGTATAAGATTCTGTCAAAATAGGATTAATATGCTACAAAAATTAGGATTCCTACCCGGATTCAACAAACAAGTTACATCTACAGGTGCCGAGTCTCAATGGATAGACGGAGAAAATGTACGTTTTAGGTATGGTACACCTGAAAAAATAGGTGGTTGGAATCAATTAGGTGAATCAAAACTTACAGGAGCTGCAAGAGGATTACATCATTTTGTCAACAAATCATCTACTAAATTTGCAGCAATAGGCACAAACAGAATTTTATATGTGTATTCTGGAGGAGTATACTATGACATACACCCACTAGTTAATCCATCAGGCACAACCATATCAAATTGTTTTACAACCACTAATGGATCTCCAACAGTTACTATTACATTTCCAGGAACACATACGTTTGTAGCAGGAGATATTATAACTTTTACTGATTTTTCAGCAGCAACTAATTCTAATTATAGCGCTGCAGATTTTGATGGTGTAAAATACATGGTAACAAGTGTACCATCTCCTACAACTTTAACTATTACAATGGACAACAATGAGTCCGGTTCAGGTGCTACTACATCTGGAAGTGTTAAGTACTATCAATATTATCACGTAGGACCCGCTGAACAAATAGGAGCTTTTGGTTGGGGTATATCATTGTGGGGTGGTAATATTTTAGGATCACTAACTACAACTTTAAATGGAGCATTATTAAACGACACTGCTGGTACTGGTGGATCAGGAACAAGTATAACATTAACAAGTACAACTGGTTTTCCATCATCAGGAACAAACTATATTCAAGTAGGGACAGAAGAAATTTCATACACCGGTGTGTCGGGTAATGACTTAACAGGTATTACAAGAGCAGCAAGAGGATCTACTCGTGCAGCGCACAGTAATGGTGCAACAGTAACTAACTCATCTAGCTGGACTGGTTGGGGTTCACCAGCAGCTAACACAGACCAAGTAACAGATCCTGGTTTATGGTCTTTAGATAATTTAGGATCAACATTAATAGCATTGATACATAATGGTGAATGTTTTGAGTGGGACGGCGATGCAGCAGATGCTACATCAACAAGAGCAACTATTATATCAGGTGCACCAACAGCATCACGTGATATGTTAGTATCTACACCTGACCGTCACTTAGTATTTTTTGGAACAGAAACAACTATTGGTGACAAGACTACACAAGACGATATGTTTATTAGATTTTCATCTCAAGAAGATATTACAGACTATACACCTACAGCTGAGAATAGTGCTGGTACACAAAGACTGGCCGCTGGATCACGGATCATGGGTGGTAAACTAGGTAGAAATGCAATTTATATTTGGACGGATACATCTTTATTTACTATGCGTTTTGTAGGAACTCCTTTTACATTTGCATTCGAACAAGTAGGTACTAACTGTGGATTAATAGGACAGAACGCAGCTGTAGAAGTTGATGGTGCTGCTTATTGGATGTCTGAAAATGGTTTCTTTAGATACACGGGTAAACTAGAATCTATGGACTGTTTAGTAGAAGACTATGTTTATAACGATCTTAACACTACATCTAATCAATTAATTTATTGTGGTATTAATAACTTGTTTGGAGAAATTACTTGGTTTTATCCAACGTCTACATCTAATGTAAATACTAGAGCTGTTACATATAGTTATCTAGATTCAACAGCTAAACGACCCATATGGTTTACTAATGCCAGTACATTATTTCCTAGAACAACGTGGGAAGATTCTTCTGTATTTGGTTTACCTCATGCAACTAGATATAATGCAAGTGTTGATACATCGTTCGATGTTAAGGGAAATACAGATGGTACTACAATTTATTTTGAACATGAAACAGGAGTCAATCAACAAGAAGCAGCAACTACAGCTGTAGCAATTCCTGCTAATATTACATCTGGTGATTATGACATTACACAAAAAGTAATAAGAGGAGCTGCAACTAATTTAGGTGACCTTAGAGGTGATGGTGAAAATATTATGAGAGTTAGTAGAATTATACCTGACTTTATATCACAACAAGGAAGTGCTATTATACAATTAGATTTAAGAAATTATCCTAATAATACAGCAGCTAGCTCATCATTGGGTCCTTTTACAGTAACAACAAGCACAGATAAAGTAGACACAAGAGCTAGAGCTAGAGCAGTGGCTCTTACAATATCTAATACTGCTGTAGATACTAATTGGAAGTTAGGAACTTTTAGGTTAGACATACATGCTGGAGGAAGAAGATAATGGAATCTTTATTAATGTCTATAGCTTTAAGATACGGAAAAGGTAAGCTTACTGAAATGGGTTTAAATTATGCTGCAAAACTTTTAGGAATAGATCAACAAGAACAAAACCCCAAATATACATTTGGTATGCCTTTTACAAACCAAAGTATAAATCCAATAAACATGTTAAAAAGAAGTGCACTTAATACAGGTGTTAAATCTTTATTTAGTGGTAGTGCACTTGCACCTTTAACATTGGGTGCTGGTGCAATTTATTTTTTAAATAAAAATAGAAAAAAACTTACAGGTTATGATACTCAACAAGCTTATGAAGATGCTAAAAAAGAACGAATAGCAAATAAAAGATTAGATAAAATTACAGATAGAATAATTGCTGGTAAAAATTACGGAAACTATGAAGAAGCATTATTAGATAGTAATGCGGGTGCTGTAGAAATTGATGGTATAATTGATCATGGTGCTAATTTTGGTTTTGAAACAGAATCTGAGAAGAAAGCTAAAGGTGGTGTTGGAACAGCTTCATATGGACAAACTTTTCATCACAGTGATAATAATAACACTGATAGTAACGATAATAGTAGTAGTAACGATAATAGTGGTAGTAACAATAATAGTGGTAGTAAAGATACTTCTAAAGGTGGCCTGGGATCAGCTGGTTTTGGTGGTATGTTTCATGCAAGAAGAGGAGGCATTGCAAGTTTATAATGGCTAAGATAGTACAAACATTAACTAGAGCAAGCTCGGAGTATGAAGAAGATGTAGCACAGTCTTTAGTTAGAGATTTAGATGCAGTTCTTGAGAAACTTAACACAACATTTCAAGAAGAATTAAAACAGGAGATAGAAGCTAGAAGTTTCTTTTTAGATTAATGGCAGTAGTAAACCAATATAAATTTGCAGGTATAGATAACAGTACAAGTGGTGCTGCTCTTACACCTTTAGG